CAAGCGCAGAGAAGAATGATAACAGCAGCAATGCAAGCAGCAGTTGTAGCTAGCACCACAGTTAGAGAAGATCAGTATCAGTTCAACATAATTGCAGCACCTGGTTATCCAGAACTGATTGATGAGATGGTTGCATTGAACAACGACAGAGCCAACACTGCGTTTATTATTGGTGATACTCCGATGCGTTTAGCACCAAATGCAGTTGATATTGCCAACTGGAGCAACAATACCGATGGCAACGGTCTAGCAACAGCAGATCCATATTTGGCAGTGTACTATCCGTCGGGTCTCAGTACAGATTTACAAGGTAATGACATTGTGGTTCCGTCCAGTCATATTGCATTACGTACCATAATCAACAACGACAATGTGGCATATCAGTGGTTTGCCCCAGCAGGAACACGTCGTGGTTTGGTTGACAATGCCAGCAGTATTGGATATCTAGATTCCACCAATGGTGATGAGTTTACATTTGACAGTATTCGTGTGGGATTGCGTGATACCTTGTACGAAAACAAAATTAACCCAATTACAAACTTGCCAGGTGTTGGATTGTGTGTGTGGGGACAAAAGACTCGTAATCCTACAGCAAGTTCGCTGGATCGTATCAATGTAGCACGTCTAGTCAACTACATTCGTACAATCCTTGCCAGCGTTGGTAACAGCTATTTGTTTGAACCAAACGACAAAATAACCAGAGATCAAATCAAGAATGTTATTTCTGGTGCAATCAACGATCTGATAGCCAAACGCGGTATATATGACTATGTGGTGGTATGTGACGAAACAAACAACACACCTACCAGAATAGCAAGAAATGAATTGTATGTTGATATTGCAATTGAACCAATGAAATCTGTGGAATTTATTTACATTCCAATCAGACTCAAGAACCCAGGTGATATTGCTGCAGGAGTGTAATGTAGGTTGGGGGTGTAAAATACCCCCTACAAAAATTTTTAAAAATTTTGATAAATACCTATAATAGGAGAACATAAATGGCCACAGCCTCGTTAAACAAATTTACAGTACCATTAGCAACCAACCAAAGCGCAAGTGCGCAAGGGTTGTTGATGCCAAAATTGAAATATCGTTTCAGAGCAATATTTGAGAATTTTGGAGTCAGCACCGATGTAGTAGAACTTACAAAACAAGTATCAACTATTAGTCGTCCAAACTTAAACTTTAATCCTTTTGTGATTGATGTTTACAACAGTAAAGTTAATCTGGTTGGCAAACCGTCTTGGGAACCTGTTAATGTTACATTGCGCGACGACGCCGGTGGTAATGTTAGCAAACTGGTTGGTGAACAGATCCAGAAGCAATTTGACTTTGCTGAACAAAGTTCAGCTAGCTCAGGAATTGATTATAAATTTGTGCTTAAATTTGAAATGCTTGATGGTGGTAATGGATCACACGAACCAACAGTGCTTGAAACATGGGAATTGTACGGAGCGTTTATTACTACAGTAAATTACGGTGAGATGAGTTATGCAGAACAAGCTCCTGCGGAAATTGCATTGTCAATCACATATGACAACGCAGTACAGACTCCTACTGCTACTGGTGTTGGTACTGATGTTGGTAGATCATTGGGTACATTGATTACTGGCTAATATTTTTAGTGGACTACAAAATACCCGGTTAAACCGGGTATTTTTTTGGAATAAATATTGTTATGGCAAATATATTTGACGGATTTCTGAATCAGATCGCTACTGGTGATCAAATTAAAGATAGGCAACATGCATCTAGATTGTATGTGGCCAATAACTATGCATTGAGCCCAAAGTACTCGTGGCTCTATCATGTTTACTTTGAGCTCAATGATGAATTGTCAAGTATTAGAGGACAAGATAAACTGATTGAACATGGCATGTTGGCCAAGAGTGTAGATCTTCCCAGTTTCAATATTGCAACTAAAACACTAAACAACTACAATCGCCCGTCAATTGTGCAAACAAAAGTTGGGTACAATGCTCTGAACATTAACTTTCATGACGACAGTTCTGATGTAGTTCGTAACCTTTGGTATGATTATTATACCTATTATTATAGAGATGCAGATATTGGTTACGACGGCCCGTCGGGCGGAATAAACCCAGTTATGTTTGCTCGAAGCAAATACGTAACTGGAGAGAATAGAGAAACACTGAATAGATTTGGTTATACTCCACGAAAGTATGGAATGGCCAACGATAATCAATACATCAAGGCCATTAGAATTTATAGTTTACATCAAAAAAGGTTTAGTGAATACACTTTGGTGAATCCTTTTATTAGTGCGTTTGCGCACGGAAGCCATAATAGCAGTGACAACGGTACACTTGATCATGTCATGACAGTGAACTTTGAAACAGTGTTGTACGCCAGTGGATATATTACAGCTAACACTGTTAAAGGTTTTGCCGATCTACATTACGACAAATCAGCCAGCCCGCTGACTGCGCTAGGTGGTGGTACAAACAGCATCATGGGCCCTGGCGGCATATTATCAGCAGTTGACACCATAATTGGTGCCGGAGGTGCAGGTAATTATGGTGTCATGCGCCCTGGTGGCATATTATCAGCAGTTGACACCATAATTGGTGCCGGAGTCCCTGGTACCAATTATGGTACTGCAGCATTCACATTGGTAAGAGCATTCCAAAAAAATAAAAATACAAATTTACTCGGTCTGGCAAAAACAGAATTAATAACTGCTGGCCGCGACATATTAAAAGGCAAAGATCCCAGGGATAGATTTTTTGTACCGTCAACAACCACAACTTTTCCCGGAATTAATTCAACGCCGTCTTCGTCGTTGGTTTCGTCGGGTAGTGCAATAAGCAACGGAGTTTCTGTCAATAACGATCCTGTATCACTGATCAGTGGAATAGCAATTGCTGCGGTTGACGCCGTAAAGTCAGCCGTTAACCTTGCAGGAGCAAAAACAAACAGCAGTAATCAATTGACTGGCGGATCATTAAATCAAGTATACAGTGTAGACAAATCTGGGCAAACTACAACGTCTGAACCGGCTCCTAGTTTTAGTTTTTTAACAGCAGCACTAATTAAATTTCAAAATGCTACAAAAGCAAAAGTAACTGAAGAACAAACAAGGGCTGCCGAGGAAACAACAGCAGCCACAGTTGCAGCCAATCAGTTGCCCCAAGGTACAAAAACAGCGATACTGAATAGCCCAGTATTCACCACTGGTACAAATACCATTGTAACCAACGTTACAAATGCCTTGGCAATGACCCCGGGTGCAGGTAGTATAGTACCAACCTCTGTCACAGTAGCAGCGGCCGAAACCAGCAAGTTCATCAACAATGGTAATCCGGTTACATTAACGCCAACTGGTACTGTGATCAGTGGTGCTACTAATCCTGCTCCTACAACAATCTAGGCATAATAATGATCGCAAACAGTCAGATTTTTACCACAACAGTATTTGGCAACAGTTCTTCACAGACTGTGGCGGATCTTCAAGATAAAAACACCAGTACAATTGAAGCAGTGTACAAACAACAAGGTATGACCAAGATGCATCACAAGCAGCCCACAGTGCCAACCAATCAACGTATTGCAAAAGATAAACCATGATCAACAACATAAAAACAGCAGAGTATCCTACAAATTTAGGTCAAGTCAATTTAAATACTCGTGCTGCTGGCAACGAAAACACGTATTTTAACAATTTTTTTGATGTGCCAGTGCAGGTCAGCAGCAACGTTGACGCTGCAGTGATAGCTTATTTTGAACAAATAACAGACAACATAGCAGGTGCCAGGGCACTGGCAAGCGCAGTAATTTACACCAGCTTGAAACAAGGTATAGATCCCATGAGTACCTTGGATGAATTTAAAAAGATGCCCATTGGTGAATTGAACGACTACTTGGTTATGTTTTTAAATTTAGAAAGAAAAGGCACCAGTTATCTTGGCGTGATAAATGCGCCTAAAATCAACAAGTACGTTGAACGAACCATACTACCATAATGTCCAAATACGCCAACGGATTGTATCAAATATTAAATGCTGACAAGTATGTGGGCAAGAAAGTGCCGCACTTTCGCAGCAGTTGGGAACACAGTTTCATGCGATTCTGCGATGAAAATCCTGCAGTGTTGCAGTGGGCCAGCGAAGCAATACATATACCGTACAAGAATCCCTTTACCAACAAGAACACCATATACATACCAGATTTCATGATCATGTACATGAACAAGAATAATGAAAAATTTGGGGAACTGATAGAAATCAAACCCAGCAAGCAGACCACACTAGAAGCAGCAGGCCGCAGCATGCGGGATCAAGCCGCCGCAGTGCTAAATGCATACAAATGGCAAGCAGCACAGGCCTGGTGCAGTCAAAATGGACTTCGTTTTCGCGTATTGACAGAAAATGATATCTTCCATCAAGGAAAAGCACGGTAAATACGTGCATGACTAAAAAACTAGCCGAACTGTTTGATCTCGCCGATATGCCTGCAGATGCCACAGCAGAAACCAATGAAGCATTTCAGACCATACAAGACAACAAAGACATAATGGCCAAAGTTGATGACGCCATTGATAAAATTGATTTGGCATTGCCTACTGTGCGTGACCTAGAAGCCAGCGATGCAGAAATGGACGAATTGGCACAGTTGGCCAAAACAAATTTTGAAGATCTCATGTCGTTGGGCATGAACATGGATCCCAGATTTGGTGGCGTGGTATTCCAAACTGCAGGCACATTGCTAGGTCATGCCATCACTGCCAAAACAGCCAAAATGGACAAGAAACTGCGTATGGTGGCACTACAGTTGCAAAAAGCCAGACTGGATCATCAGATGAGCAAGGATGATCCCGGCAGCCGAGCAGTAGACGGTCAAGGCATAGTACTAGATCGCAATGCACTGCTGGAACAGATTCTTCAAAAGAACAAAAACACATAAATACTCTATAAACAGGATTACACCTATGAAAAGTTTACACGAATACATTGCCAGCAGAAATCAACCATACGAGTTCCGTATCAAGGTTGCCAAACAAAACCCCAACGATGTAATGGAAGAAATTAAAAATGCACTGGATGCTTACGAACTGGTAAGCATTACCAAAGCAAAAAGTCTTCCAGTCATGGAGCACAGAGAATTCCCAAAATGGGGTGCATGCGAATGTTGGCAGTTTGAAGCCACTGTAAATTACCCAACCACACCAGTGCAGATTGCACAACTGTTGCGTGAGCGCACTGGGCTAAACGCCGAATGGTTGTGTGTTTACGGTAAACGACAAGCTGATCAAAATGATTACGCAGAAGCATACGGCAAAGACCATACCGGTTCTTTGTTGTTGGATGGTGAACTCAAAGATGTTGCTGGCGCCCAAGACCTAGTAGGCGATCGGCGCAAAGACAGCATGCTGAAAGAACTGGATGCACAGTCGCCCAAGATGATAGCACTCAAATCAAACGACGAACTGGTCAAAACTAGAGCATCACAAAGAACTCCGGCAGCACAAACAACCAATCAGATTCCACAAGGCGTCAAAAGTCCAGTGGGATCAAATCAGAATAAAATTACCGACATGCGTAAAGGAAAAAAATAATGTCAAACAACATCTATGATATCTTGAAAAAGATGCAAAGCCTAGAAACACCCAAAGCCAATTTGACCGAAGGCAAAAAAGCCAAGCCAGATTTCCTAGACATGGACAAAGACGGTGATACCAAAGAGCCAATGAAAAAGGCTGCCAAAGCCAAAAGCAAAGGTGCTGTTGCTGAAGCAGTTGCACAAGTTGAACGACAACTAAATGAAAAGTACATGGGCTTCAAGGAAGATACTCGTCTTGCAATGCGTCGTGGTCCAGGTGCGGATATGATGAGATACGACAAAGACAGTCCTGCTCCGGGCGCACAACAACATAGAGATGCTACAGCAAAAGCAGCAAAAGATATCAGAGCATCTGGCAAAAAACTAGGAGATCAAGACGAAGTCAAAGCCGGCGACAAAACCGTGACTCGTTATAGTAGAACTAACGAAGGTGAAGCCAATGAAGATATGTTGTCACCAGGGCAAAAGAAAATTGCTCGGATGAGTCCGCCGCCCAACAAGATTGATGCCAATGATCTCAAGGCATTACGTGCTGGAAAAGACAAGAAAAAAGAAGGCGCTGGAGTGATGCACTTTAAAAAAGAACAAGCCAAAGCTGATGGCAAAGACAGTTTCAAACTTGGTGACAAAGAATATGCGGTCAAGGAAACAATGTTCTATGATCCAGAACTTCACAAAAGCATCCAAAATAATTTAGATGCAAAAGCTCTACAACAGGGTAGAGATAAAATGGCCGCTGACGAACTCCGCCGTGACAACGGACGATATGTAGATTCAAGCAACACCATATATGATAGAGAGGATGGAAACCCTTCACTTGATGGCGGAACAACTCGCTATCAAGATGCTAAAACTAGAGATTATCCAGTGTATCAGACCCCGGGTGTAGCAGGTGGTTCTCCGGATAAACCAGTTAAAGATACATCAGGCGGTGTCATTAATA